TTTAACATACTTATGCCCACTACTGCTAACTCCAATTAATTTTAGTTGGTTTCTAAGATAATCCAATACCAACTTAGGGCACCCAAACTTAACGTACTGATCTAGCTCAAATTTCAGAGCATTTACATGCACGTGTGAATCCCATCTTGAACCATCCATCTCCAAAAATACTGGCTTTTTATACTGAGCCAACACGCGGACCATAATTTCTCCGACTTGTTGCCCAGTTTTCCCGCCAGTATAAATAACCTTTGACTCCAAACTATCCCAATTTAACTTGGGACCACACCATAGCTCTGACAAACGTTTGTTAAAAGGCTGAATCCAAGGACCAGTGATACAAGTTGAGGTAGGACTACAACTCTGTATTGGTCTAGGGTCAAATTTTTCTTTGACATTTAGTTCAACCTTAACGAACATATCCAAGGACTTATAGTTGGTTGGTTTTTGAAAATCATTAGCCATATATCGCTTATAGGCATTATTGTAAATCCCACGCCGTGAGGGTCTGAATGGGGCGACCCAATCCTCAAACGATATGGGTACAACCTTATCATAACGGCTAAATAATGGGGCAGTAACTTTGAAATAGTTAATAAAAGAATTCCACATAAGAGGATCTGGTTCAGGCGTCGGCATAAGAATTCTAGACTGAATAGACACTATTTCATTATCACTGTCCCTTTCTGGAACAAACAATGGGTAAGATGTGGTAAAACCGCCGGTCTTAAAGGCAACTGGACGACTACTTTTAGTAAAACGAGCTTTAACTAAAGTACCCACAGTTTTGACCGACTTCACAGCTTGGACTACAACTTTTGTGCACGCACGCATAGGACTAATAACAAGTTTTGGGTACAAAAGACCCAAGCCCAGGAACACGGTAGACATAATAGCTAATAACCACTAAACTTGCCTACCAATTTCACCGAGCCAAGACGCAAAGCCATGCCGTAAACACTAGCCCCAACAATGCCAAATCTGTAGTCCAACACAAATGTTCCACACCGACCCAAAAACCTACGAGTTCTAAAAAGAGATCTCTGAAACCAAGATAGACCAAACCAAGGACTGGAATGGTACCGTTGAGCTTCAACACACGGTCTTATAATATCACGACCGGTTCTTTCTTCCCACTCAGCGTTACGGAACATGCCATATAAGATACTGATGTCTAAACTACAAGCGAAATCAGAAGTTTTAGACTTATTTATTATGGAGTCTTGTTTCATAACACCATTCAAAATCGTCTGATACAACTTTTGATCCCTAACTTGACGCATACACATTCTCTCAGAATACAACACAATGGCCTTAGAGAGCACCACGTTCTCCGTATCGCTGTTGGCCACGATGTAATCTCCCACAGCTACTGCTGATAAGTAACCCCTAGTCACAAAGAAACTATCATCAGATAAAGATTGCTGTGGAATAGAACCATAATCACAAGATCGCAACCAATCCCCTGCAACGATGTCACGGGGTATTTGTGGAAATATAGGACATGTTATAAATTTGTATACTTTCATAACACCGACTGTTTCCACTAAACTCCATGTCATTGCTTTACCGTCTTTTTCATAATACTGGGACCCTAAGACCCACAGACACGCACTATGAACATAGTCGGCGTTGCCGCTGCTTTTCATAACTACATTGCCATCTGCGCGAAGAACAAATCCACCTTCGCCTAGAAGATCACCACACGGCATAGTAAAATCATGAATTGCTGCGAAAGCAATACCACTCCTGCACACTACTTCCAACCAATCGGACTCTGGAACATAGTACAGTGAATCAACCGAGATTACACCGAGCCCTTCCTCAATCAAATGGGTACAGGTCTGCACGGTGCAACCACAGTAGTCTCCAACACGCTTTCCTTGTGATTTAGCAGTGATCCTGGCGTGTTCTCGAATAGCGTCATACGGGCTCAAAATAGGGCAGCACGAATGAACGTTTTTTCGACCGAATTTTCCATGGCGAATGGGGTTACCCCCAACGTCAACAATCAATTCGGGCTTTTCCAACATTGCAAGTCGATATACAGTCATTTCGGCGATCTCTCGAATGATATGCAATTTTGGATGAGCATGAACGCTCAGGTTCTTAAAGACAAAATCGTACACCGGAAAGAACCTTGAAGCATACGCGTCCCAATCAAGGGGCTTTTGGAACGGATAGACCAGGGAATAACGTCTGGTCCTGGAACTTAAAACCGAAATCGGAACTGTAGCAGTTTCTGACAGTCCGGCGACATCGTGGGAACTACCACGACGGCCCGAACTATCCAAGCTACCACATATCGATTCG